TACGACCGTACAGGTGCATACCACGAACGATGTCAGCAAAGCTGTCTGGATCACGGTAAGTTTCAGTCTTGTTGATCTGCTGAGCAGTAGCAACCGCTGAATCGTGACCAGCTACGATTACACCGTAGTTAGTCGCCTGTGGAGTTGTAGAAGCAACTGCCGCACCAGTACCAACCGCAGGAAGGTTGTTAGAAACGTATACACGGAAGCCGTGCAAGTTGTTAATAACAAGACCGTTCTGAAGACCAGAACCACCGAAGTCAGAGTTGAACAAGTTAGAGCTTTCGTCTTTCAACATCTCAGCGTAGATTGGATCAATAACAATCCAACGGCCTTGAGTGTCAACGAACTGCTGGTCTAACAGACGGCCCATACGAGCGATAGCCTGCAAAGGAGAAGCAGAAGTTGTAGCAACTACGTCCGCACCCGGAAGGCGTGGAACGATTGGAAGTGCTTCGCCAGCATCTCCACCAGTTACGTTGAAGTCAGATGCGTCCAGCTTCATTGAAGCCAACAACTCATCAGTACCAGCAGTTGCAACAGCAACAGTACCGTTTACTTGATCATTGACAGTACCAGCGGCTGAGTGCAGTGCAGACTGCTTGTAGCCAGAAAGGTAGCCAAGGACTTCTTGGTCATACTGGTCACGTAGGCGATACGCCGCACGATCAGTAGCCATTTGCATGAAGTTCACATGTGAATGCGCTTCTTCAATGTCGTCCATCTTGAAAGCAAAGTAGTTAGCTTTGTCGATGTTCAGAGTGAAATCTTCGTCATCCAGATTCTGCGCTGTGATCTGTGAACCACGAGCATATGACTGAACTGAAATTTCAGGCTCTTTGATGATCTTCACTGAATCACCCATCTGAGCGATTTCACCGAAGTAATCGTTGTTAGTTACGTCTTCAACAACTGAAGACTTACGGAAAGCAAGCTGTACCTGCTTTGAGTAAATTACGGGGCTAAAGTTACCATTAGGTAGGTTACCGTAGCCCGCCGCAGATGTAAATGCCATGATGACATCTCCTTGATTGCATAGGGTTAAGGTTATGTGTAACTTCGCAAGAGGCCATCTAACATCAGGGTGGTAAGCTCACCGGCCAAAGTGAACATACGGCCTGCGTAGTTTGGGTGTTCTGTGAAGGTGGAATTAGGATTCGTGTCATTATAAGAACTGGCAGGAACTTATAACAACACGTTTCCATACTCCTGTATTACTGCGGGTGTCCTTGCGGAGGCCGCATATTAATGTTTTGTGGACATAGTTATATCCAGAAAATATTATATGTCAACACTTTTATCGTGCTGAACCAGATAAATCGTAAATAAACTTACCTGAGCGCATAGCTTCTGCAATGGCATCAGCATTCTTTTCATACTGTTGAGCAGTCATACGGTTAACATCTGACTCCTTAATGTATGATTTAGTTTCATCGCTCTCAGGAGAGGAACGCTCAGAACGTGTACCAATCGCCTTAGCCGCATCCTTGTTACTAGATGACTTAGCTTTTGCTGTGATACCCATATCAGCTTTATACAGATCAATCGCACGAGCGGCTGATTTAGCATCACTATCGTTATCATAGAGTGCGTCTTGTACCCACTTAGGTTGATCTTCAACCCAATTGTGGAAATCGTCTGTATCACGAATTTGTTCAAAGTCAGGGTGCAACCGCATGAGTTCAGCTTCCGCTTTCTCTTTCTGTGCTTCCTGCTTCATTTCATCAATTTGTTTAAACTTGCTTTCAAACTCAGAGGCTTGCTCGTGAGCTTTCTTCATAGCAATTGTTTCTACAATCTGAGCAACGTCTGGATACTGTTCCATCCAAGTCTCTAATTCAGATTCAGACTTAGGATACTGAATCTCTTTCTTGGTGGATGCTTCTAGCTGTGTGCGTAGTTCATCAATCTGCTTTTGTAAATCAGACTCTGTTTTCTGCGCGTGGCGACGAAGATCACCGTATCGTTTTTTAAAAGTCCTTTCTTCTGCGCCTTCAGGCTCTGGGCCGTCGTCAACTATTTCTTCAGTTGTCTCTTGCTCCTGTTGATTGCCTTTTAGCAAGGCTTCAAGTTCAGCCTCTTCTTCTTCAATACGCTTCTTATTAGCGTTGCGCTTTGCAAAGCCAGATGCGACTTTTACTTGTTCGACTTTAGTAGCCATTTCAGTTGTAGTTGTTGACATGTTTTTTCCTTTATGTCTGGGGCTAACGGTAGCTTTTTAGGGCGTTAGGTAGCCAGTTATAAATAAAATCACTTTTTCTTACGTGATGATTTCAATGCACGTTGTGTTTGTTGTACTGCTCCGCCTTTGGAGAATGAACCGATGGCTTCTGTATCTTCTCCGCCTACGGCACTAGCAGATCCACTGCCAGTTGTTCCAGAATCTTCTGAATCTCTATCATCTGTTTGCTGTGCTAACGCTTCTCTAACCTGAGATGTAATGTCTTGTCCACGAGTCTTTATGCTGGTTGTGTCGTCCGTATCCCAAGTTAATCCTCTTTCTTGCTCTGCTAGCATACGAGCTTGCTCACTGAGTGGATTGATATCAATTCCTGTAGACTTAGACAACCTGTCTGCTACACCACTAATTCCAGTTCTATCGGAAGACGAAGTTTCTGACCAAGTGTTCAAATCCTGTAACATACGCTCTTTATCAAAGCGTGTTTCCCCAAAAAGACCCTTTGACTGGTAAAAATCAAGTTTTGTTCCTAGCGCATCCGCCACGCGCTCATACGCCTTATCAGTTTGATTTTTGCCCGTGAATCCAGCAAGTGCTTCTTTCATCGCAGAATACTGCTCCCCACTAAATAATCCTTTCATGCTATCGGTAAACGACATAGAAGGGAATGAGGGCAGTCCGGTCTTTGGATCAATGACCATAGCTCCCGCCGCTTTCATTTGATTAGGGAATGTTTTTTCTGCCCATCCTTTAAACTCTGGGTCAAACTTAGATAATGTATTAAGCTCCGTTAGGTAAGTTGCGTATTCTTTTTTTCTTTCTTCTTCTCGCTCTCTGTCTCCTCCACTGTCTCCGCCTGTAGGTTGTTGCACCGTTGGTGTGGCTACTTCAGGCTTTACTTCTTCTGCTTTGTAAACTTTATAATCTTTTGGTACTTCTTGTTGAGGAACACCATCAATAAACATGATGGTAATCATTTCACCATTGGGTCCGATATATTGACGCTGTTCTGTAATACCTTTTTGTTGCCCTGCGGCTTGTTGTGCGGGCTGGCTAATAAATTTAGAATAGTCAGGCGTCTGCCCTTGTGGCAAGGCGGGAGCTTGATAACCAGTCTGTTGCTGAGGAGGCTGATAGCCGTAACTAAATTGTTGAGGGGGCATCTGGCCGGGAATAACTGCTCCTGCCTGAGCCTTAACTACCCCGCCCATTGCGAACTGCATAGTCTCAGGACTGTTAGGATCAAACTCATCAATCATAGCATCAATGTCAACATCCATGTCTTCGGTGTCATCCATTGTGGCTTCTTCGGAGTTGCCCATCTGTCCCATGGCATCCATCTGTGCCAAGCCCTTCTTGGCTTTATTACGAAGCTCCATGAGATTCTCAAGACCAATGTAGCGAGTCACGTCTGCGGGGAATACAAACTCCCCTTCACTTAGCTGTGCGGGAATGTCATCCCGAACCTCTTTCTGCGTAGAGCCTGCTGGAACGTCATTACCTGAAACTGGATCGACGGTGCCTCCTTCATCTTTAAGGCCACCCTCTTCAAACAACTTCATTTGCTCTTCAGTTTTTTTGCTACGTCTAGCCATTAGCTAAAGCCTCGTCCTTTAGATACTTGAGAGTGCGCAATATTTGTACTGCACCCTGCGCTTGATGAATGGATACTATGTTGTCTGATTGTTCTAGTTTCTTATGCTGTTCGGATATCATAATATCCAAATACTCACAATAAGATTCCCACTGCCTGTTATTACTGCAGAGGGGCTTGAGCTTGCTCACCACCTTCTGGCGATGCTGGCTGTCCACCTTGATCATTTCCTGTAAATCCTTGTTCTCCCGGTACAGGAGCTTGTCCTACACCAATGTTCCCATTACCTGCTCCAGTCGGGTCTTGTACTCCCGGTGGGCCACCTGCTTGCTGTGCTGGTGCTGGAGGTGCTGGAGGCGCATTCTGTTGCATCAGCTTCTGCTGTAGTGCGGCCTCTTCAAAGCTGTTAGTTACCTTCTCAGGATCAAGATCCATAGACTTTGCAATCTCACGCACAATGTATGGGAACTTAGCAAATGGTGCGAGGGATGGGTTAGATGCAACTTGTAAGAACTGCATCAGGCGTTGGCTACGAACTTCATTCGCCATGAGTGACTCAGTACCACGCGCTTTAATCTCTAAGTCACCTTTAATGGTAGGATCAAAATCAAACTGCATGTTGAATGAAAACATAGACTTACCAAGAGGTGCCAAAAGATAGTCATCAATATTTTTGATAACTGTCTTGATTCCACCTGCCGCCGCATTCATCAACATAGAGATGCCAGATGCTGTACGTCCTACGCCAGACACACCTGTCTGTCCATGCGCGAATGAGGGGAAGCCTGTTGACTCATCGGCAAGTACACGTGCCTTGTCAAACAGTTGCATGTTTTCTCCTGAGACATTCGGAAACTTAGTACCGAAGATAGCTTGTCCCGGTGCTCCACCCTGACGGCGGAATACTTTACCCGGATACACGGAGAGATCTTGACCGGGCACTAGGTTTGTCTCATCAATCTCGATGAGCAAGTTCCCTGACAAGACTGCATTGTCCACAGCCATACGCATGAAACCGTTCATAAGCGTCTG